CAGCCCCAGCAAGCGTGAATGTGCCATTGCCTGCGGTGGTGGAAGTCTCTTTTACTCTGTCAGCTAAGATGAGTGCCATATGTCCCTATTATGGTTGAGTTTTAATCACTTGCCAACCACCTGCGTCTGAAGTATTTATTGTACCCCAAGCAGTACTTTCTGAATTATTTATTGTATCCCAAGTGGTGGCTCCAGCCGTGTTTAAATTAGCCCACTGGGATGAATCTGCGGTATTTATTGTATTCCAATCAGTAACCTCAAAGTCATTAATTATCTCCCAGAGCAGCCTTCTAGTAAGAGAGTCTGAGGCTAGAGCAAATTCATTAACTGTGGATATAAAGTTAGCGGCAGCGGATGTAGTTGAAGCAGCGTTAATCAACTCCTGTATGCTTGAATGGAACTCTGCCATGCTTTCAATGGAATCTGAAGCAGAAGCTCCCTCATTAACGAATCCATTCAAGTAGGCTAATGCCTGCACAACCTCTGACCCAGCGGCAGACTCTTGTATAGAGCTGCCAATACTGTAAGTAGAGGCTACCTGATCTTCTGCTGTAGCGCTTTCCTGAATTTCTGAACTGAAGTCTACCCCAGCAATTACTTGCCCAGATGCCGCTACCTGCTCCGCTATATCAACTTCAAATACGGCTTGAGCTGCCGTAGCATCAGAAGCAGAGACAACCTCTATAACCTCCGAGTTCATGTCCGCTTGAGCAAAGACCTCATCTAGCCCAGTAGCCGACTCATCTATTGATCCGTTTAAACTCACTGCTGAGAAGACCTGATCTTCTGCAACCGCGCTCTCTGCTACAGCTGATGCAAATACTTCCTCTGCGCTTACCTGATCTGAAGCCGTTACTGACTCATTTATAGCTACTACAAAGTCTAGAACCGCTAAAGTAGAGTCCAAAACAGAGGCTGATTCATCTATAGTCGCGACAAATGTAGCTACTGCTACTACTGTATCTTGTGCAGTGACTAGCTCATGGACATCTGCAGCAAATATAGCTGCCGCAAAGACCTGCTCACTTCCAGTTACCGACTCTGCAATGCTTCCGGGTAAACTGCGAGTTGCGTCTACTTGATCCGCGCCTGTAGCGCTCTCTGCAATGATTGAGGCAAAGTCTTCACTTGAACTTATTTGATCTGCTGCCGCAACACTCTCATGAACTGCAGTCTCAAATATAGCGAGAGCCTCGACTGTATCGGTCGCAGTAACTGCCTCATTGATATTATTTAAGAATGTAGCAATGGAAGAGACTTGGTCTGTGCCAGTAGCGGTCTCAGCAATGTCTGAAGCAAATTCAGCAAGAACTGACACTTGGTCAGATGCGGTAGAGGATTCTTGTATTGATCCGGGTAGCTCACGGAGGGCTGATACTTGATCAGAGGCTGTAGCAGCCTCATCTATTGCCAAACTAAGGTCAGCGGATGCTGTTGCTGCATCTGTTGCAGTAACTGACTCAATTATGAATACAGGAGTGGCAGGCTGACCCACAATAGAGTCTGATGCGGTAGCCGCCTCGTCAATAGAGCGGCTTATATCCGCATAACCAAAGACCAAGTCTTCGACAATGACAGACTCTTGTATGGAAGATATTAGATTGACATGTGCAGATACTGCATCAGCACAGTTTGTTATTTCTTGAATCGCACGATTCGCAGTTGCGCTATTTGATACAGCATCAGAAGCAGAAGCTGACTCATTAACTTCAGAGTTTAGAAAAGCTCCCGCTAGTGACGCAAATGGTGCAGCCGCGAATGGTGAGATTCCAAACACATTACGCTTCGGTCAAAGCAGCTTCTGGAAACCAACGGTTTTGCTTAACCCCGGCAGCGTCAGTCCACTCAATGTGATAGAAGAAGTCTCCATCTTCAGTCATACGGAGAGCTTGTACTGGACCTTGTGGGGTAACAGCAAGAACTTGAACAACCTGACCTTTGGTAAATTTAGTTGCCATTTTTATATCTCCTTATGCAGCGTCAAGGCTGAATGTGTAAGTAACATTCAAAGTATCGCCAGCAACTACAGCACGATCACCGGGGGACTGGAAGTCAGAAGCTGAGAACAAAATACCTCCTGTACCTGTAGCCACATCAGTAAGGAATGCGCCAGCAACAGTGCCGCCGGGAGCCGTAATAGCAAACGCACTAGGTGCGCCTGAGTTATCAATAACTGAAGGATCGGCAACAGTTGCAGAGCCAAAAGTTACAGCCTTACGGTTGCCAGTGTAGTCTGTGTACTCAGTCCATCCAGCATGTGAAGCCAAGGTATCTGCTGCAACAATGGTTGCAGGACCGGGACCAGTAATTAGACCTAGATACCAAGCTGCGGTATAGGCAGCTCCAGAGAAGTACTTGTCATTCATGTCTTGAAGACCTACGTTAACAACCAGATTTGGGTTCTTTTCTTCCCATTTCAGTTTGCCGTCTTTGTCGATACACTGAATTGTAAATACGCCAGCGCCACCAGCGGCGGAAACTGTCGCCCCACTTAGCAGAACACTTGCGCCTACTTTATCTACAGAAACTGCTTTATTTGAAATCATTTGAAACTCCTTTAGGAAAGTCTAATAATTGCTGAAGTATTGGAAGCGGCTGGAAACTCTACTTGGAATGTTGTAGTTGAGATCTTGTCTGAACCAAAATCTAAAACACAAACCGCTGCACCACCAACCTTATAAATAAGCGCTCCACGAGCGGTCAATGCACTTGTCCACGAGGTATTAGTGAAGGTGATAAATGCGGTCCCGTCCAGTATGCTCAAGGTTGGAGATAGGACATTACCACCGGCAGTATACCCAGTCGCTACAACCTCGCCAACGGTTGTATAGGCAGCGGTATCCTGATCAAGAGTTGATGCATTGGTATACAGCGCTATCTTGAATACGTTTGTTGTGCCAACACCAAAATCAAAGTTCCCATCAAGAACTCCTGATTTGAATACGTCACAGGTAAAGTTTCCGGTAAATGGCATTATTTCACCGGTATCCGTACTTGCCCAGACCTGTAGGCATCCTGTCTTTCCATTCCATCACCCAGACGTTTAGCTAGTGCCAATGCTTCATTATATCGAGAAACGTAATTTTCCATAACGTCTTTGTCTGACTTCATAAACGCTGCTGCTTCCAGCATCGCGCCATAAAGCAGGACACTATAAAAGTTATCCCCAAGCCATGTTGTAGTGGCAGTAACAATTGACTCAGGGTAGTAATAGTAATGAAGCTCTACGTCATATGCCAAGTCAGGAGTTGGTCCAAGAATGAATGACAGTTCATTCGTTATGATAGGCGATGCATCGTTAGTGGTTGTTGGTCCAAACAGGGCATAGTATTGCGGCTTTCCCGTATCTGTCTTGATAGGGTAAGCAGCCCGTATGAAGTTAACATCCTTGTTAAGCAAGAAATCATACGCATCAGTGACTGTGTCTATAACAGCCATTGAGTAAACTGCCAGAAAATCTCCGGGCGCTGACAGATATTGATTATTAGCGGTTAATACCCCAGTGACATTCTTCCGTATTGAAGGAAACTGAACGCTGTTATATATCCGTTGCTCTGCTTGATCAATGAATGTATTGATCTGTTGGGCAGACGTAAAGCTACTGACTGTTTGTGGGAACTCATTCTCACAATATGCCTTAATTGTCTGCGATAGTTCCGTGTAATTCATTAGCCCATCTTCTTCGAGTGACCAGTGCCTTTGGTGGCGGCTCCAGTACCACGGGTCTTCTGGGTCTGTGTGTTAGGGATATTGTTTGGATATCCGTTATCCTTCTGCACAGGAACTGACTTAGGGTCTCTATATATGCTCATATTCCTTCCTTTTTTACAGGACGAACCGGCTTCTTCTGGTTAGCGACTTTAGCCAGACCGCGACCCAGCTTCTTCATTTGTTCGTTAGTCTTTCCGCCTTTTGCCATTTTAAGCTCCTAAGTTGTAACTACTGTTACTGTTCCTAGCTGGAATGATAAAGCTAGATAGTTCGGTGTTAGCCCTACATCGTTTGCTCTAGAACCTCCAACAGGAGCATAGCCCCACTGGATAATTCTACTTCCGCCTTCAGGATAGCCGTTTTCATCAACAGACGTTCCTGACCCATTAACCAATTGTAACCCGCTATTACCAGACTGCAAATAGCTTAAATCCTTTCTAGGATTCCTTACAGCCTGCGGATCGTCAATTGGATACATCCCCAGTTGTAACTGAGGCTGATCCGGTTCCCAGCATTCAGGACAAACAATTATATTGACTTGCTTTGTCTTGATGATCAAAGCCTTTAGCTGTGTTAGCTTGAACCTAAATCCGCATCGATCACACTCTGCAATCGAGTTCTTGGCGGACGCAAACCTATTACCCACAAATATAAGCCCTGCGAGGGACAAATCTCACTGGAGACTTGTCTCTATCTTCTTCAGCAGCAAACTTCCACTGTTCCTCATACTGGTCCTTTAGGGACTGTATGCGGTCTGGAGCTATCTTAACGGCGAGGTAGTATGCCAAGCCAGCAATCAGGCAGGTAAGGAACCTGAAGGGTATGTCTTGGGTGTTAATACCATTGCCTGCGTCTTGTATTCTGCGTAAGCGCCAGTAGACGAACGTGTAGTAATCGCTCTGATCTGGGGCTGGATATACATAAATCTGAGGATGGTCTACCCCAGTAGTGGGGTCTGTGCCTTCTGGTCTGCCACCTATTGGGTAGGTGGCTCCTGACTGGCGGTTAACCCACAATTGAATAGGGCGACCAGTTGAGTTCTTGTTAGGGATGGTTGCGTATGTAGATACGCTAATACGGGTTATAGACAAGTCCTGCTGACTTGAACCCGTTCCTACCCTTGTTACATGTTCTAGAAGATCTATCGTATCAACAGGCAGATTGTATGAGACCTGATTAAGAACTAACGGTATCTCACCTTCTTCAATTGTCCACAGGTTTATCCCCCGGTTAGCCCATTCGACCGTCAGGAGGTTTAAACTGCGTCTTGCTGTGCGGATATCATAACCAGTGCGTAGCTCTGCCCCGCAGCGCTCAAACGCTTCCTCAATGATGTTAGTGAGGTCTAGGTTAGATGATGCTGTGCCTGATGTGGTCATTTAGCATTTCCATGCCCGAAGGCTTTTGTTTATGCGGCTATTGGGATCATTTGCCGTCTTAGCGGATGTCAGCTTCTTTTTCATTCCTGACATTCTGGCACAGAATGACTTCTTGCGGCTTCCACCTTCTGGCTGCGGAGCCTTCAACCCGGGCTTGTCTGGGTTGGCTGCGTTATATGAAGCCCTGCCTTTGGCATTCAATCCGCCAGATTTTGATTTACCTTCAACTCTAGTCCAAGCGGGAGTCTTAGCCATTATAGAGTCTCTATAATAAGTTACTTCTTATTTACAATTGGCTTCTTAACATAAAGCTCTCTGAAGCGTTCTGCCTCAATAGACTTCATGTCTCTACGTTCTTCTGTTGCCCGTATTATCCAATCAAACACGTTGCCGCATTCTTTTCGGTACTCAGCCCACTTGATCACTTAGCTTTAGGCTGCTTTCCTATAGCCCCGCCGTGTTTATACAGCGTGACAGGGCTATCCCCATCACGCTTCTTGAGCTTGCGGATCTTTGCTGGATTAACAATCCCCATCCCACGGCTTGGTAGCATTAGATAACCCGCCTACCCTTGTTAAGCAACTTGCCTTTGGTACGACCACGTTGAGCAATACCATCTGCTGAACGAGCGAAGCCACCAGCAGCCATCTTAACCACTTTAGGATCTGTACGACCTCTGACAGCTACGCCATCAGCACGTTTAGACACTGACCCACCCTTCTTCATGCCCGGAGGCATCATTGGAGGAGCCACTGGGGGAGCCATTGGCGCTGCGCCCATCTTTGCGTCCAGTATCTTGCTGGCTAACATAGCAACAGTCTTCTTGTCTACTGCACCCTTACGCTTAACTGGAAATCCTGACATTCCACCTTTAGCCATTTTCTTCTCTCCTGTAGTTTCACTCTTTGCATAATCGGCAGGCGAGATCTTGCCAGACCTAATCTTCTCAGCGGTCTGACGAGCATTCTTCTCTTCACCCTTGTGTCCTTCTGCTTTCTCTCCCCGTGCAAACTGAGCTGGGGTTATCTTTCTTTTGGCTACAGCCTTAGCTTCGCCAAACTCTTCGTTATAACTCTCCTTGCCACCAAATAATTTACCCATCATTCCGCCCTCTTTGGCTCGTTTAGCTTCGCTCAAAGAGATGGCGATAGCTTGCTTCGGATTGGTCACCTTCTGTCCTGATGAGGACTTGAGTGACCCCTTTTTAAACTCCCTCATTACTATGGCTATCTTAGCCTTTTTCATTAATATCTACCCGTTGATCCATTAGACGTTGGGTTGCCGCCCTTGCCGCCTGCTGGAGCATTTGGCTGGTTAGCGGCAACATATGGCTGCGCGTAAGCTGGTATTGGAGTCTGACCGGTTGCAGGTTGACCAGACAATGGCTGACCATTCAGGAGGCTATTCATGAACGCGGCTTGCTGCATTCCTCCCGGTTGCTGAGGGCGCGGGTTGTACCTCTGAATATAGTCTTCCTTTGCCTTTACCATGTCAGTGCCGGGAGCAAACTGAGCCAGTGCCGTACTTCGGTTCCATGCGGCTTCTGCATCCGCAGGAGCAGCACTAGGAGCGGGAGATGAATAAGGCACTCCGTTGCCATAGCCTATATCTCGCTGCGGCATTATTTGAGGTATTGGTCTGTTATAACCGCCCCTTAGCTGGTCCAGCTGGCGGTCATAGCCAAATCTGTTCTGAGGCATAAAGCCGCGACCAAACCTACCATACTGAGGCTGTGGATACTGCTGCAGCTGTGGAAACTGCTGAGGCTGATTGCCCGGAGCGTTTAAACTTTGATCTGCGTATACCGGACCTTGAGCAGGCTGCGCTACTGGCTGACGGAATTGTTGCTGCGGCGGCTGGAAGCGATTAAACATCTGCTGCTGCGGCGTATTGTTCTGTCCATAGGTTTGCATGAACGGATTGTATTGAGGCTGCTGAGTGGCTGTAGGGGCTACTGGCGACACTGACGGCGTTACTGGGGCAGGAGTCACTGGCGAAGTTCCTGCAGTTGCAGGTCCGCCCTTACCGCCTTGTGGCGTAGAGGACGGAGTAGCTGTCGGGGTAACCACTGGCGCAATAGGTGTAGATACCGGTGGCGCTACTATTGGAGCTGGGGATGAACCCGCTCCTGTTGGTGCTGCTGCTCCTGCTCCCATTATACGATTCTCCCTTTAGTTTTGCCTTTGATGGCAATGCCGTCAGCCCTTTTGGAAACTGACCCGCCTTTCTTGTATCCGGCTTCTTTCATCATTTCTTTATTAGGCTCATCCATCTCTGTAGCTGACAATGCCTTATCAAACGGCTTGGTCATCTTCTTCTGGAGATCTGGACCCAGCATAGCGCCGTATCCCATATTAGCTAAAGCACCCATTAGACAAACCTCCCTCTTGTTCTGCCCTTTGATTCTATCCCGCCACCCCGTACACCCTTAACTGATCCGCCTTTCTTCATGCCGACCGGTGGAGCTACGCTCAAGAACCCCGGCTTTTGAGCCGGTGTTGAATTGTCAGGTGCGTTAATAGAAAGCAGTGGAGACGGATTAGGGGTGCCGCCATTTACAGACCCGCCCATATCATATCTCTTAGCCCTCATTAGATCATCCTGCCTTTGGTCTTACCTTTAGTTGCAATACCGTCTGCTCTCTTAGATGCAGAGATCATCCCGCCCTTAGCTCTACGAATAGGCTGACTGCGTGGAGGACCAACAGGAGTCATTCCAGCAGGAGGAGTAGCCCGTGTAGCCCTTTCATACCCAAGGTCGGTATTCCTATCTATTGCAGCTTCATCACGGATACGCTGCATCTCTTTGCGCTCTTCTTCTGATGGAGTCGATTTATTCAACCCTGCTGTATATGCGGCTTGGTCTGCCATGTCTATGCCTTATCTTGTTTAAGGTCTAACTTGTCAAAGATCTTTTCTAGCATCACTTCAACTTTATCAAACCTAGATTGGATGTCATCCTTCCTCGCATAATGCGAAGGAAGGGTTATCTCAATATTCTTAATGTCTACTTTCATTCTCTCTACCGCA